CTCCGTACCCGGGCGCGTTCGCGCCATTCCATCAGTTCGGTGAGCGAGAGCCGGTCCATATGGTCCGGCGCCCAGTGGAACGTCACGGCCAGGTCGGCCATGGCGTTTTCTACGCGATCAGGGAGGCTGCCGCCTTCGCCCGCTTCTGCAGCAAAAAACCGGCGATCACCTGGCCGCAGGCGAGCAGGTCGGCCGGGTCCATGCCGGCGGCCTCGGGCTCGGTGATTGTCGGCTGGCTGATGCGCGGCAGGATTTTGATCGTCGCGGCCACATCGAACTGCAGCAGGTCGAGCAGGTGCAGGCCGCGCAGTTCGCCAGAGGAGGGCTTGCGCAGAGTGAGGGTGTTGATGATTTGCTCCCCGCGCTTGATGTGCTGGTCGAGGACTACGAAGTTGTCGGTGATGGTCTGGTCTTCGGCCGGCGTTGCGGTGTTTTTTTCGTTTTTCATGGGTTCGGTATCCAAGGGGGAAAGAAACCGCCGGCCGGGCCGGCGGGAAGGGATTACAGGCCGATGGCCTTGCGCTGTGCCTCGAGCAGGTCCTTGCCGTTGACCTTCTCGACGAAGTTCAGCAAGTCGATCTCGATGACTTCCTCGCCGTTGACGACGAGCTTGTAGTAGCTGCAGGTGGTGGTGATCTTGTGCTCGGTGTCTTCGCCGGGCTGGGCGTCACCCATTTCGATGGTCTCGTGCCGGCCGCGAACGACGATTTCGACGGGCGTGACTTCGCCGGTATCGTCTTGCTGGAATGAGCCGGCGAAGCGCAGCATGACGCCGCTGGCACTGACTGCGCCGTACTGCTTGAGGGCTGTCAGATCCAGGCCGCCGAGGGTCCACTCGAACTGGATGCCGTCATCGTCGAAGCCGAGGTCGGCCTTGACCGGGCCGTTCATGCCGCCCCCGCGGAAGGCCTCCATCTTGCGGGCCAGCGGGGGCAGGGTGCAGGACTTCACGACGCCCTGGTAGCTACCGCCGTCGTTGAAGAGGTTCATGTTCTTGAGCTTGCGCGGCATGGCCATGGTAGGGCTCTCCGGGAATCAGGTGGGTCGGCTCCCCGTCCGGGGAGCGCTGGGTGTCAGGCGTTGACGCGGCTGGCGAAGTCGACGAGGTAGCTGTCGGTGATCTTCTGGAAGAAGGTCAGGTCCTCGAGCGGCGGCACCGGGGTGTAGTCGTAGGTGATGCGCAGCTTGCCGGCCTTGAGCGTGTCCTTGTCGTTCACGTTGGGGTCGTACCAGGCTTGGGCGTCGATGATCAGGCCGAGCCCCTTGAGCTCGCGGAACTTGGCGTTCATGCCCTCGAGGATGTCGCGCACAAGCGACGGGTGCATGGGCTTGTCGACCGCCCACATGTGCGCCTCGGCGATGGTGTCGGCCAGCACCTGGGCGGTGCGGGTGTAGTTCTCGAAGGCGAACAGCGGATCATCGCTGCAGGTGCGCGAGCCCCAGAAACGGAATCCGCCTTCCTGCACCAGGGTGGTGACCTCGTTCTCGTTGAGGTAGTTGGCGTCGGTGCTGGGGCTCTGCAGGTCCCAGAACACGTCGGCGCTGATGCCGGTCACGCCGTTGACGGCGACGTTCGACAGGGTCTTGTGCCAACCGACCTCCTGATCGATCCGGGCGCGCAAGCCCAGGGCCTGGGCAACAGCTGGCGCAGGCACGGTCTGGTTGACCACGGTGCTCCAAGTCAGGAAGTCCGGCCAGATCACCATGGCTTCGCGCGCGGCGAAGTTCTCGCGGTAGGCGGTGGCCTCTTCCTTGGTCTTGCTGCCGTTTGCGGAGACGTAGGCGAAGCCGCGCAACTGCTGGGCGATGGCGATGAGTGCGGTAGCGACCGGCTGGGTATCCAGGCCCGGCGCGCCGAGGATGCGCGGTACCACGCCCAAGCGGGCCTTGGCGGCAAGCAAGGCCTTCATGCCGGTGTACTTGCCATCGGCGCTGACGCCGCCGATGACCGCGCTGTTGGTCGCGGCTTCATCCTCGCCCGGCTTCACTCGCACCACAACGGTCGCGGCGTTGGCCTGGTCGGCGATCGCCTGCAGGCTGGCGGCCAGCGTACCGCTAGTGCCAGCCTTACCGATGGCGGCCTGAACGTTGGTGATGAGTACCGGCGTATCGAGCGGGAAGGCGGTGGCGTCGGCGTCGTCGGCGGTGGCTACCAGGCCGATGATCGCGGTGGCGATGGTGCGAATGGGGCGGGTCCCGTCGTTGATCTCTTGGACCCGGACACCGTGATGATATTGGTCAGCGGCCATTGGGTGTGCCTGTGCAGTGGTTGGATGACACTGCACAGGCTGCCGCGCGCGCGGTGGAACAGCGAGCGAGGCGCCTTGTGGTCCGGCGCTTTACAAAATGTCAGAGCGCCAGTTCGTCTGCCAGCCATTCCGGCGCTCTCGGCCGGTGTTCTGCGAGCGGAAACTCTCCAGCTTCCGGCCAGTCCCGGAGTGCGCGCCGGTAGGTCTGTAGTGCGCTGTATTTCTCGGCGTCGAGCGTGGGCACGTCCCCGGCCTCGATCTCGTCGCGGTGCCGGGTAACCAGTGGGTCTGTTTCGCGTAACCGTGCGTCGCGCCAGATGCGCTCGAAGCTCTCCAGTTCGTCCCGCGTGGGTGCAGGTGGGTCCAGCAGGATCGGCCGACCGTCTTTGCCGGCGGCGATGCGCTTGCCGCGCGCCTGGGCCGCGAGCAGAGCGGCGTGCTCGTCTGCGGTGATCTCTACGGCATCGTCGGGGATGTCGGTGTTGATCGCTGTGTCGTAGAAAGCGACGGGATCTGCGCCGAAGAAGTGCGCCATGTTCTGTCCTCAGTATCCGATTGCAACGTAGTTCACGGCGCCGGCCACCTCGCGCGGCGTCGAACCGCTGTTCAGTGAGCAGGCGATCGCCGTGGGCGTAATGCTTCCTGACCAGACGCTGAACCCGTACCAGCTCGAACTGGTCCCGCCGTATTGCAGCGACGGCACGACGGTCAATGGACCATTCGGGAACGCGATGGGTAGCGTGGCCCATCCGGTGCTTTCGCCGGTGCCGGGCGGAATGCTGACGCTGCCGAACTGCAGAATCAGGCCGCTCGGCAGCTTCTGATAGCCCGGCGACGAGCGCAGCGCGGGGAATGCCGGGGTGGCTTCGATAAGCCACATCGACGCCTGGTATTTCGTGAGGGAAATCGACGTGCCGTTGGGGATGATGTAGGTGGTAGCAGTCCCGGATGGGTCGGTTGCGCTGATGAAGCGGTCGGTTGTCGAGCGTTGCACCAGCGTTACGGTGAAGCCGCTCAGGTTGACCAAGCGCAGCGAGGCGCCTTGTGGGAGCGCCGAAAGCTGCGGCGTCGTCCACGTCGATTCTCGGTTATGTGCGCCGGCCACCACAGTCAGGCCGACGAGGGGGGCGTCGAGGATAGCATCGCCCGTCAGCACCGCTGCGCCGGCCATGCTACCGAGAGCGGCACGCACATATTCGGTCGTGGCGATCGACGAATCCCTATCGAACGCCGCCGGCGTCGGTGCGCTGGGGGAGCCCGTCAGGACGAGGTTATCGGCGAGCCGGACGTCGATCGTTACGTCGCTCGAGCCATCGAACTGAACGCTGCCGCTGGCCTGGCCACTCAGCGTGAGCTTGCGAGAGTTCGCGAGTTGCACGGCTTTCCCTGCGGGCTTCGTTCCGTCGATCAGCCCATCCACGAGGCTCTTCAGCGCAGCGGTCGGGCGTGACACGTGGCTGATCAGCCAAAGGCCTGGCTGGTACTTCGAGATAGTTGCGGTGACATTGTTCGGTATCGTGTACGAGATTGCGACGCCGGACGGGTCGTCCGCGCTGATGTAGTGATCCGCTGCGGTACGCTGGACCAGCGTGAGTGTCGAACCGCTGATGTTGACGATGTGGAACGACGCGCCAGTTGGAAGAACAGACAGGTTCGGCGTGGTCCATGTGAAATCGCGGTCATGCGAGCCCGCGACGAGGATCGAACCGATTACCGGTTCATCCAGCACCGTATTGCCGGTGTATGAGATTGCGCGCGCGGCGCTACCCAGGGCCATTCTGACGTACTCGGTCGTCGCAAGCTTCTGGTCGTGTGCGAACAGTGGTGGGGTGGGGGCTGTTGGTGCTCCGCTGAATGCCGGTGAGAAGAGCGGGGCGTAGCTCTTCAACTGGTCGAGTACATAGGCGCGCGTGGCAAGCACCACTGCAGGATCGATCTTCAACTCGACGTTGGCGGAGTTGCTGACGATCAGGTTCATGCGCACAACCTGTGTGCGTCCCGATCCCTGGTTCAGCAACGGTTTGAAGCTGGGCGCGCAGTTTGCGACCGCGACAAGGTCGTTGTCGGCATCGTAGAGCCCGATTTCACGGATCCACCATCCGCCTACGTTCTCCGGGATGATCTGTTCGGCGATGATCACCGCCGCATTCTGCGGATCCACCTTCAACTGGTTGAGCGGCGCCCGGCGTCGCTCGTTGACCAGCGCGGTCTGGGTGGGGGAGGGAATCGGGTCGGTGCCGCCCGCGTCACCCACGCCCATCTGGGTAATCTTCCATGGGATGCCCAGCGCATCGGCGTTGGCCTGCTTGGCCGCGCCGATGTTGGTCAGGATGGCGAAGAACTGTGAATTCTGATCGATCATGGGTACACATCCAGGGTATCGATGGTGTGATCGCGACCGCCCCGGCCGATGGTGCCGGTGACTTCGATGTCGCGGGGGCTCGGGGGATAAACGTCGATTTCGTCGCCGTCGTAGACGGCGGCGCCCAGGCGCACGCTGCCGGTGCTCTCAAGGCTGATGGCGAGGCCGACGAGGTGTCGGGTCAACGGCTTGGCATCGTCGATCAGCCAGGTCAGTTCCTCGTACATCTCTTCGGTGATACCGGTTTCGAGTACGCCGACCAGCAGTTCGAAGGTTCCGGGGATGCCGGCCGGCGCCTGCTGCCACCACTCACGGACCTCGATCAGATACCCCAGTGGTTCAACTACGCGGCGTAAGGCGCCGATCGTGCCCTTGCGCGAATGGATGAAGAATGCCGAGCGGATGGCTCCGCGGCGTGCCGATTCAGGCCACGCGCTGCTCCAGCTGTCAACGGAAAACGCCCACGCGAGGTACGGCAGCAGATTCGCAGGGCAGGTATCAGGGTTGCAGAGCGTGCGCAGCGGGATCGGTACCCGCTGTATATCCGCCAGCGCCTGGGCTGCCAGGCGTTCGAGCTCGGAGGCGTTGCGAGGCAGCAGTGGAAGCGCGGTCATGGCTCGGTACCGATAGTGAGCGTGATGTTCGTGCAGTACGGCGCCTGGCTTGCAGTGGCGGCGATGTCTGCCCAGCCGGCGAGTTCGACTTTACGAACCCCTTCGACGTGCAGCGCGGCATGGATCGCCGACTCTGATACTTCCATCCCCAACCGCCGTCGTTGAAAGACATAGGCCTCGAGCTGCGCGCGGGCGGCGGCCTGGATCGGCTCGGCTTCGGGGCCGATGGTCGTAAGAAACAGCGATGCGCTGATGCTGTACTCGATGACTTCGGCGCTCTGGACGATCAGTCGGTCGGCGACTGGGCGGCGATCTTCGTCTGAGAGATAGCGCTCTACGACGGCCAGTAGCTCTGCTGGCGCGGTGCCGTTACCGATGGCCGACTGCACGGTGATCACTGCAACTGCGGGCGAGGGGCTGACGGCCGAGGCATCGCCGACGCGGCCGTCAGCGGCGCGGGCGTGGAAGATGTAGCTGTTACGCGGTCCCGCGGTGCTGAGGCCTTCCCAGGCCATCTGCGCCCGCTCGCGTAGGCTGTCGTCGGACTCCAGCAGTTCCGGCACGGGCGGCACCTTCGATGGATCTCCGGGCTGGATGACCAAGCGCTTGACGTTGTAGTTGGCGGCGAGCTGGTCGAGGTCGGCGCCCTGGGCGCTGGCCAGCATGTTGGCGAGAGCCGCCTCGTTGACCCGCTGGCGCCAGAGCATTTCGCGGTACGCGTTTTCCTCGAGCAGCTTGGTCAGCGGCTCGGACTCCAGGGCGAGGCGGG